ATTTGTTGAAACATTACTAACCAATCCGCTATAATTAGAATTTACTGCATTATCTCCAGAATTAGCACCACTTGTATTTCCTAGAAGTGTTATATCATCATCAGTAACATAATTTTGGTCGCCTGTTAGGGCTGGTGCGAATCCTGTGTGTCCTGCACTAGCATAGTCTAATTGTGAAAAAGAGGCATGGGCTGTTGTGTCTCCGGTATTCGTATAATTACCTGCATTGATGTTTTTCGCTCCCTGGTCTGCTGTCCAATCTAAATGGTCGTTTACTGGAATACTTGCCAAACTATCATGCGCGAAATCTCCGGCTGTGTAGGTTGTGTTTGTATCAGTGTAGTTTGCCGCATTAATCACAGCCGGATTTTGGTCTACTGTCCAATCGACTTCCACATCTTTTGTATAACCAAATGCTCCAATGTCTCCATCACTTAATTGGGTATTTGTATCTGTGTAGTTTCCTGAATGAATGTTTATTGCTCCCTGGTCTGCTGTCCAATCGAGATGCTCGTTTGCTACAAAATCAGAGAACCCATCATGGAAGGCTCCTCCTGCCATTGCCGCACCTGCTGAGGCAACGTTTGTTGAATCTGTGACATCTGCTCCATCTTCAATGTTTAGAGCGCTTCTAGTCTCAGTATAAGAAAGACCTGCAATCACTGCTCCGGCTGAAAATCTTGCGAAGTCGTTTGCTATTGGGGTTCCTGAGGTGCTTACGTTTCCACTAACACCAGTTAAATTTGAACCATCTCCATAGAATTCTGTGGCTGTGACTTTTGTAGCGCCTTCTAGTTCATAAGTATCTCGTAGGTTAATATCGCCCTGTGGTGTGAAGTCTGACATTAGAATATTGCTGGTCTGATGCTTATCCTCGACATCATCTCATCTCTTTGTTTAATTAACTGATTTGCTGTCTCACGCCATTGTGTGTACGGCTCTCCTTTTTGGACATGCATCTCTGCTAATGTGTAGCCTACGATGTCTGTGTAGGATTGTCCGATAATTCTTGCAACGCATGCAATTGCGCAAACCGTATTCATTAATTCGATGAAGATGTGCTCTACTTCTAATTTCACAATGCTGCTCCCGGACTCATGTGTTAAAACTAATTGGTCGAGTGTTATGCTTCCTACTCCTGTTGCAGTTATCTTTGCCGCTTCTCGGTATCCGTCCATTCCTAAAATTTCAACCCAATCATTCTCAGCGAATCCCGTTTCGCTTGCAACGGAGACTGAGACCCCCGTACCTGCGATGGTTGCCGCCGAGGATGTTGTGCTGACTGTCTGTGAATGTATGACACTGCCATACACATATTTGACTACGACAGAATTACGCTTGCTTGAAAATGTTGGCACTTCTGCCCCTGTTCCTAAAAAAATATAACCCGATTCCTTCTGAAGCTCCAAGTCGTCTGGATCCACTGTGGTCCCGTCGATTTTTAAGGCTCTCACGCCCAACACGGGGTTCTTTTCGAGGTGATGCCTACTAGTTCCTTCCCCATCATTAATCTCGATTACCTCTGTCGGTTTGAAATATGTATTAAAAAATCTTGGAATCTTAGCCTCTGCGTCCACTATCATAAGTCCAACATCCGTGTCGCTTATCTCTGCTGCAGCAATTCCACAAATACGCCTAACCTCAGCCACAGTTGCGAAGTCTCCGTCATCTTCAGCCATTGAATATCCCCCTTCCGATAACTCCTAGTAATGCTCCAACCAACATTGTTAAAAATGATAATGCTATTGTTGCCCATGTTGGAAGTCTGTTCGATTGATGATTAAATAATTGTGTGACTTTGGTATCTAGGCCATCAATTTTCTTTTCGACCTTCTCAAACCCTGCTTTAATATTTTCTATCTTTTCCCTGGACACCTTTCCAAACGCACACCCCGCCATTCTATTTGGAGCCATAGGCCTCCTCCAAAATCTTAGCAATATCATCCCTGAATGGAAGTGCATATTCATCGGTACTAGCCCGAATCGTTTTTATTAGTTCTTCTCTTGCAGGGAATATTTTTGTAATGTCCTGGGCCGTCTTTCGACCTATGCCTTTGATTTTTATTAATTCTTCTAGAAATGTGTTTTGGATTTGTTTTGTTTCGACTTTCTTGGATCCAATTTGTCCTTCAGTCGTTTTGACGGAGAACCCATAAGAAATTCCAGCCCTAGCTGTTAACTCTACACTTTCTCCTTTTCTTATTGTGGCCCAATGACAATCCCTTGCTTTCCCGATACGAATCTTAATTGTCCCACCTCTATTGATGAACCACATTTTATTCCTCAACCATCAAGTGTACTGATACGGTTTCTGTTGCTGTTCCAGATGCAAGTGATAATTTAACTCGTCCGTAAACCGTGAATGGCTCATAAACTTTTAATCCTGTGTACGACAATACTGTTTCTGCTCCAGTATTTATGCAAACTGGTGTTCTTGGATAATAAGTCTTATCTGTTGTCGCTGCTGCCAAGTCTAGGATTTTTTGAGCCGAAGCTTCTCCATCCGTGTCTAGGTCAACGGTACAACTGTGCGTCGGATAGTCAACTCCTACTGCAATAACCCTTCCTCTTATAGGTACGCTATAAGCTGAGGCTGAGGTCGCACCTGCTGCAATTGTTGCCGATATTTTGTACTTTGTTATTTTTGACATGTTTGTTTCTCCATTTAGTTGACTTAAGGTCCCTCGACCTCTTGTTTCTTAAAACAAGAAAAATAAATAAAATAAATAAAAAAAATTGTGTTTATTTAACTTCAACGAGTTTGTTTCTTTGTGCGATTCTTCTTGATACGGTCACTACTTCTCCAGGCTTAACTGTTAACCATTTGACTTTCCTTCCATCTACAAATTTAATCTTTATTCCCTTATTGGAAACATTCTTAAATTGTTCAACTTTTGGTTGTTCTGTCTTTGCTTCAACGAGTTTTTCAACTAGTTTTGCTTCGACTGGTTTAACATCTGCTACTTTAACTTCCTTTTGTTGTTCGATTGGTTTAATTTCTTTTGCCATCTTATTCGAATAACACTCGAGAGATTTTCTCGTAGTAAACTGTCAACACTCTAGCTCCTGCTCCCAGGTTTTGCATTCCGATGTATGGAATTAAATCCACGTCATTTGTCAAAGCTGTAGTCACTTCTACACATTTATCATTGATGTAACAATGTGCTTTTCGGTCTGAATCTATTTCAATTCTAAATCGATAAACTGTGCTTGCCGCGCATGTCACTCCACTTGCTTTCGCTGTGTCTGTGCCACCAATTGAACTTTCAACTACCCATCCTGCATCCGTATCGTCAGTTGAATATCTGAAGAATACTTTGTCATCGTCGGTTGCTATTACGGGTGTGTTTGTTAATTTCAAACCTGCCCAGAATAGAATTGTCGCTACTGATGCCGGTGTTTTTATTGCTGCTTCCCAGATTACCTGGTTTTCAGTTCCCCATTTTACTCCCGTCCATGGCGAGTATTCAGAGTCTAGATGTGGCAATAAAATCACTTGATCGTTATCAGCTGCAGTTGTTGTCAAAAGCATAGCCGCGTCCGTTGCCGAATACGTACTACAAGTTGTAACTGCATTTTCTCCCAAAAGTTCGAAGTCTGTACTAATTGCTCGAGCTATTTCAGTTGTGTACACTGCATCAATATCTCCGTTAAGACCAACCTTTCGTCCCATCCATTCAAGATAATATCTCTCTGGACTTCGACTAAAATTTCCCTCAACTTTAACTTTGTCTTTGTACACTCGGTCGCCAGTCATGTTTCCGCTTACTATTCCTTGTCCTACCATTTTAATTCAAAAACGGCAATCTAAAGACGGCCCATTACGTAGATTGTTCTTGCTTCGCTATCAGCTGCTCCTGGAATCAGTAGTCCTGTCGCGTCTGTAATTACTAGGATTGGTTCCCAGTCGTCAGTTGCTCCATAACTTGAAGCGCATACTATCTTTGAGATATCCACAAGTGAACTGATGTCAATCGTATCTGCGTCATCAGCTGTTGCTGGTGTTACTATCTTGTAAACATTAAACCCAACTTGTGGGTCGTTTGTTACCGTACAATCATCTATATCTATTGCTGCTATTTTTTTTACCTCCTGTGTGATTTAGTTGGGATGCCTGTTCTGGCACTGTCGTATGTTTTTTTTCTCCGACCGAGAAAATTCAAATAAAAAAATAAAAATAAAATTGTTATTTATAATATATTGTCAATAAACGCGTTGAACTTTGGATTTTTCATCACTAGACATTGGTACTGCTTTAGATAGAACTTATCCGAATCGTTAGTTTTACCTAGCGCTTCGTATGTTGTATCCTGCAAAACCCTCATCTCGATGTAATCTGTATCAAGGAAGTAAATCTGTTTAGCACCTGAAGTATTGCTCAAATATTGAGAATAAATCATTGGTATTGGACCAGCAATTGTCATTACTGATATAGCAGCTGGTACACCAAATGGTAAGATACCATTAGGAACATCGCTTGGAGAATATCGGTATGTATCCAACATAATCTTTCGCACGTCCTGTAGTGCTGCGCTAGAAGCGATTGCTAACTTAGGGTTACCCGAGTCATCAATAGCGTATCTAACCGCTGTTTCAATATCATTGTATGTTAATGCTGCGCCGTCCAAATCAAGCTGATTTGTTGTACTCTGTAACTTTACGATACCTGAGAATTCAGTTGCGTCTGTGGATGCGTCACCATTAACGATTAAACTTTCTTCCAATTCCTTTAGTGCTCTTGCCGCGGTTAGAACTCTTAATTGCATAGCGTTAGAGGCTGCAACGTTTCCGAATGCACTACCGCCTAACCCAGAACCAGTTCCCTGAAAGCCTTCAAGAACGAACGCAGGTTGCGCTGCTCGTGCAGGTCCAGTAACTCGACCAACTGAATAAAGGAATTTGATTGGCGTAGAGTACCTATCGATTGTATCGTTAGCTTCTCCAAATGCACCATCTTCTAGTGCTGTAAACGCAGCACCTTTTTCAGTTATCTCGTTCCAGTCAGCGTACATTCCCAAGTTTGTCACTCGAGGAATTAGCTCAACTAATGGTGTTCTCTTCCTCGTCTGATCAATCAGCAAAGGAGATAAATAGACTGGAATCATTGCATATCCTGCAGTTCCAGTTCCACCCTGAGTTGTAGTAGTTGCTTTCATGCCGGCCTCTGGCCTCATGTCCACACCACTTACTGGGTCCCAATACATGGTTTTGCTCTTAAGGTTTGCGAACGATTGGAAGTAGGCGTCTTGAAAATCAAGGCCATCTGTACTTCCTGTGAATGCTTGTCCCATTTTAGCAAAGGTCTAAAGGATCAACAGATTTTAAATCAGCTTCAGCTGCTTTCTTATCTGGTTCATTCTCATTGTTGTTCAAGGACTTATGTACGGGTTGTTTTAAAGCATCTGTAATCTTAGCAATGTTCTCTTTCATTTCTGATTGAGCTTCCTTCATAGAAACATTATCTTTCACAACAGCGTCGTACTTTTCGTTCATAGACTTCAATTCGTTTGAAATAGATTTAAGCATCTCAATTGATTTACCTTCAACGTCATTCGAACCTTCGCCTTCTCCAGCATCGCTGCCTTCGTCGGTTTCAGTTTCTTTGTCGTTTTCGTCATCTGTCATCTTAGAATTTTTTGTGTGTAATTTAGTTATATCTTCCGATTTAACGGTTGAATGTGATTTGCTCTTAACTTCGAGTTGTCCTTCTACGCTTGGATCTAGTGATTTTCTTTTCTTATATTCTTCTAGTGCATCCATTGATTTCGTGAATACTTCTGCCATTTGGGCCCGTGTGTTACATGGGTTTCCTGTCATTGCTACATTTAATAGAGTAACATCATTAAGCATTCGAATTGATTTCCCTTCTCTTTGATCGTACGAGATGTCGGTTGGTAGAAATGCCACCGAGAAAGCATCTAAATATTTTTCTATTAGATTTCCTTTGATTGATTTATAGTTTGGATTGTACCTATTGATCTCACACTTGACGCTTGTTGAGTATCTTCCTTTGCCTAAATCTTTAATGGTTGCATCGATTATCTTTCCTGCAGGGATCCTTGTTTTGTTAATTTCTTTTTCCTCATGAGTATCTCCCTTAAACGCTTCGTGTTCTAAATCTAATTTCATATTTCTTTCTAGAATTTGTTTCTGCATAGACTTTTGACAATCCTTTGTCATAATATCGTTTACGAAGTCTATATCGTTTGTGGAAATATCTCCCTCAACATACAGGTGCTCCTCTCCCTTCAGGTTAACTATATTTACGTTGAGGGGAGTAGTGAATGTGAAGCTTGCTTCTTGATCCATAATCAGTCTAACTCTTTTTTTATTATAAATCTACTTTCAAAATTTTAGAAGTATTATTCTGTCTATTTACGTAATGCCTTACTTATTTTTTCTCTTGTTTTCTTAGAATGTTTAAATCCAGTCTTTAAATCGGTATTTGTTCTAGCTTCTAATCCTAGTTTTTTAAATCTATCATATATTGCTGATTTTGATTTAAAACCAAAAAAGTCTGCTATTTTTTTATAATCCCACTTCTTTTCATAATATAAATTTTTCATTAATTCCAAATCAATTTCTATTTTATTAGCCCCGGGTATTCCATGAAGTTTCAAATGTGCCTTCTGTGTCATTAACATAAGATTTTCTATTCTGTTGTCTGAAGGATTGTTGTTTAAATGATGCAATATTAAGCCTTTTTGTATTTTTCCAAATTTCTTCTCCCACAAGTATCTATGTTCTAAATATTTTTTACCTTTAATCTCTATGCACCTATAACCATCTTTATTGATAGTTCCACCCTTATAATTATGTGGTCGTTTTCCATACATTATATTTTCTTTTCCGGGTTTGAATTTCATAAACAACATAAGAAATCTATCCTTTTAAAAGTTTCTGTTCTTATTCAGAACTGATACTATCTTCTTCTTTTTCTAAAAACAGCAAAACAGAACGGCATCTGGGATGTGAGGGAGGACTTTGTCCAGACCAATCCTTATAATGAAAGTCTTCGTCTAGTCCGACTATCTGACCATCTAAATGCTTACAAATATCTGAGGTTCTGTCATCATGTGCGCTCAACCATTGTTTTTTCATATCCAATCCAGAACCCTTCATTGCTAGTAGTTTTCCTTGATTTTCTGCTCTTCCGACTTCTGTTATAGCTATAATTTCGGCCCGATTATCTCCTACGTTGAATACTTTTGTCACTCTTGCTTTTAGCTTTGTTACCCCTTCCCCGTTGATTATTCCTCTGCCTAATTCGGCTTTTAGGTTGTTTGCTATTTCTTCTGTCATTCCCTTTACATTATCGAACGTGTGGTCTTGTAAAAACTGAACTGCATTGTTATTCATTGGGATATTCTTGTCTATTTGCTTCTCTGAGGTGTCCCATCCAAATTGAAAGTTTACTTTGATGACTTCGTCTACTACCTTTCTAAATGTGAAAATCTCAAATATCTTCTTAATGATTCTTGGCAAATCGTCTATTCCCTTAATCTGTAGTAATTGTTCAGGCTTGCCTTGTTCTTCTAGTAATTCGAACACCTTCTTTTTATTGACCTTTAGGAGGTCTGTGATGTTCTTCTTTAGCTTCTTCTCGGATGGACTTAGTTCTTCTCCTGGTCCTAGTGTGTTTGGTGAGTCTGAGGTTGATGCCTTCTTGACATCCTTTGGCTTATCTCCTTTAGCCGGCTTGCCTGTCATCTTGTCACGATTGTTTGCGCTATCCCTATTGATTTTGTCTGCGTCCTGTTGTCGGGGATCCCCTACGTTTATGTTCGTTCCCTGATTTGGACTTCTCTCTCCAACATTCTTGTCACCCCATTCTACATCATCTAATCCTTCTGCGTTACGCACTTCGTTGATTGTCTTAAGGTCTGATTCGGTCTGCAACTTGTATAATCCCCACTTCTTTGTTTCTTCGTCTATGTCAAATATCTTGTATTTGTATCTTACACCTTCAACTCCAAACTCCGGGATGATTTCCGTGTTGACGTGGTATTCGATTAATCTTAGTAAAGGGTAGATGATTCGTTTCTTTGCTACGCTTGTCTGTACGATTTGGTTTGCGGATCCTTTTGCATCTTCTGTGTTATAATGAATACCTACCTTTCCATTTCTACAAGTAATGAATGGTCTGTTTCTTACGCTTGGACACCACATTGTTCCAGTATATTTTTCATTAAATCTTTGAGTAGATATAACAACTCTTGGTTCTTTTTGCGAAATATTAACATTAAGTTCATAGGTTTTATTCCATTTTGGGTTATCAAATTCTCTTTCGTAAATAGAAGCCTTATATCCTAATTTTAAACATATTTCAAACACATCCTCAATTAATCTCTTACTACTGGATGAATAATTAAATGAATCTTCCCCTTCCCTTCTTGAACCATCTCCAGATACCAAGGCATCTAATAATATTCTTAATTGTGGCTTTGGTAAATTCTTTATTTCTTGTGGAATATGCTTTTCTAAGCTTCCACCAAATCTACTCAAATAAAGGGCTAGAGATTTATTATTAAGTGTCCAGCAAACCTTTTCTCTTCTGAATCCCATTTTTTCAGCTAATGGTTTCATAATTTTAATACCCTCTGGTTTTACTTGTGCTATTTTAACATGAAATTGTTTTCTTTCTCTCATCTTCTTTAATACAGAACCTTCAGACAAATAATAACCTAAAAATTCACACCATTCATCTATATTAAAAGTTGTTTGTTGATATCTTCCCTTATCTTTATTGTTTTCATATTCTACTAAGGGTATGTTGATTTCATCTAAATATTCCCCTTCCCACCCCAGTCCTCCTTGTAGAAATTTAACCGTATCCACATCTATTTCATTCGAGGGACTACATTTATATTCTTCTTTTTTAGGAGTCCTATAATACATTCTGTGATTATCGCTAACTAGAACATCTACACAATTATTTTTATAAAAATGAAAGTTTCTATCTTTAACGTCAAATGTATGAATTTTATCTGGTTTTATATATTCTATTTCTTTTTGATTTATTATGGTGGCAATTTTATCATCTTCTTTAATTTCCCAATAATATTTGAGTCCGTTGTCTGTTAAAACCTGTGTATCATCTGAATAACAAAATCCTAGTTCTGTGGCTGTAATCCCGAAGGCTCCCCACACTAGCTTTGACCACCACTTCTGGCTTTCGATAAGTTCTAGCTCCTGGTTTGTGAATCCTAATCTCTCGAACTTTGGCATCTTGTTAACCATTGGGAGTTTGTGATTCGCTCTCTTCCAGTTACCCAGATCGTCCTGCACCTTTTGCTGCTGAATCCACTGTTGTCCGAACGCTGTCAAATCCTCACTACTCATCCCTTCTAATCCCAAGACTCCTGGAGGGATTGAGTTGTCGTTGAAATATTCGAGTTGACTCTCCACTGCGTAGATTAATGTCTGAACCGTCTTTGCCAAAACTTCCATACTGCTTCGGCCATATAAATTGTCGGTCCTAACTTTCTTCTCAAACCACACTACCTCTCGCCTTCCGAATGGGATTGGTCTGGCGCCTGTGTTGAATCCGTATTGGAAGTACGCGCCCTCTTCATGCGCATCCTCAGCCGTCATCTCTGCTTGGATTGCCGGATATTCCATTGTTTGGGTTTGCTCTTCTCCTTCCCCAAGAATGTTCTTCATTAAAATTAAGTCTGCCCTAGTCGTGTAAAATCCATAAGGATCGGGATTCTTTGTGAATGCCATTCCATCCCTTGCGCAAATCTCAACCATCTCTCCAAACATGTTAAAAATCTTCACCATGACTCCGGAGTTAAGTTCTAGTAAATCTGGCAACATCATTCTCACAATCATTTCCCATGACTCTTTGTTTGTGTTTGGGTTCTCGAAGAAGTCCTGCAATCTCTCAACATCTGCATCCTTTCCTGGTACTTCGTTTCCTGCTCGGTCCTCTGCTACGATTTCATATTGAATCGAACACACCTCATCGATGATTGCTGTCACACACATATCCACATAAATTGAGGCTGCTAGTTGTCTGTAATAATTAAGGTCTTTATATCTTGGATATCCGAATGGTGCTCGGTAGAAAAAGTTTGGAATGTATGCTTTGGGTTGGCCGTCTCTCGTCTCTTCGTAAACGGTCACTGCATTGCTTCTAGTTGGTTTTGGGTTGCCGGTTGCTTTGTTGTATGGTCCTATTGATTGTCTTGTGTGCTGATTTGCTTGCTGGCCGAATGGTTGTAGAACTGATTTACTACCCGTTTCCCAAGGGCAGTTTGAAAATATTGAGGCTGATTTTCTTTCCATGAATGTGATATTAAGGTGGGCAACCTTGATGAAGTGCTGGTCTGGATAATAACTCTAATTAAAATAATTTTATAAACCTTCTTGCGAAAATCGTTAAGCGTCTATTCTACGAGAATCCTCCCATTAACCATTCGAACTTCTTTGCCATCGACTACCTTTGTTGTTATGCCTCCTTCTCCAAAAACTTTTAATTTGTTATTTTCCTCGATGGTGTCAATTGGATCCGTAAAAACCCACGCCGATTCGTTTGGGTTAATCTCAAAATACATTCTCATCATTAAGCAATTAGAAACAAGAATATCATTAGCATAATAACAATGGTCTTTTTGAACCTTTAAATCATAAACGTCTATTTCCCCACATAAGCTTAGCAGCACAACTTCTTGAACAGCATTTGGTTGAGTCTTGTTTTTTGACGCTGAATTCTTTTCCGCAGTATAAACAATTTCTTCTTTCAAAATATCTTTTTTCTTTATACTTTGCGTTTTGAAAACATTTGTTTGAGCAATATTTACCGCATTGGTGTACACTTTTGTCAATAAATTCTTTTTTACAGAATTCACATATTTTTTTAATGTTTTTGATATTTTGTTTTGCATGAATCCTTTGATGTTCCGATGATTCAATGATTGTAAGATTCTTTGGATTATTATTGAAATGGTTTCCGTCAATATGGTGAACCGAGTATCCTTTAGGGATTGGTCTTCCTGTTGAATCCTCATAAACTCTTCTATGCAATGCTTCGATTTTTCCATTTCTTTTCTTGTAATAATATCTTCCACTGGATAAAAGCCTGTATCTTTCTCCTTTGTAAATAATCTCTTTATTCTCCATTTTAATAAATTTTTTGTGTTTAATATCTCTCCTTTGTACTCTCTCATCTTAAGGGCTTTAACCTTTTTAAAACTATCATTTAGATAAATCTTGTGATTTGGTGTGCAATAAATTTCCTTACCATTATTAAATTTTATTTTTACAATTTGCTTTGATTTCTTCCTTTTTACTTCTAAAACTTTCCTGCTTCCATATGGAGTTATTACCTTTTCTCCAATATTAATATCCTTAATGAATTTATATCCATTTGTGGTTAATACGTTGGTATTTCCTACCAGACAATCACCTGCATCCGTTGACCTGCTAAGTGCGGCCGAGTCATGAAGCTCTTTCTTTGTTATCACTCTCATCTTCGCATCTTTGTCTGAGTCCATTTGCTTCATGACTTCTAAATCCTCAATAATTAATTCTTTGATGTTGATTGGCAGCTCCCTATAAATTCCAATCATCCCAGAGTTAACATGGTTTGCTAATTCGAACCAACACTGGCTTCTTAGGTTCTTGTAATTGTCCAGCCCCTCATCATCCGTGCTTTGCTTCTTTTTCTTTAGTGGCGCCGCGTTTGCTACGAATCCGATAATCTCCGGCATTTCTTTCTTCAATCCGAACCCCACCCCAATCTCATCCACTAGGCAATGGCTTCTTGGGATTGTTCTGCTTGTTAGTATCTCATCCAACTCACTACTCGACAGCCCTTCTGAAAATTGTAAAAGCTCAGTAATAAATAACCCATCCCAAATCGACACCATGCAACTATCCCTTCCGAATCCTGACTGGTCCACTATGCAATACTTCTTTCCTCGCTTGGCCTCATTTGTGAATAAATCAACGATTGAGTCGTAGTTGAATATCTTTGTTGGATCATCATCATACTCCCAATTCCCATTCAACAATCTCTCCCGGTTCTTTTTGTCTAGCTTCTTCAAATTCTCGATATAATGCACTGAGATAAATGGGTTGTCGTAAACACTCGCCGGCACGTATGCTTTGAAGGGTTCGAGTTCGTTGTCTCGCCACTTCTTATAAAAATCTCTATAAATAAAAGTCTTACAAGGATTGCTCCCCATCCCAATCTTTGGGATTAATCCGAACTCATCCAACTTGAACCTCATACGACTTCGAATGATTTGGTACGCCTGTTCAGTAATGTCACCCATCTCATCAATAAAGCCGTCAGTATACTCGGTCGAACCAAGACTTACAAACTCAGGGTCACTTGGATATAAAAATAAGTCCTTAAGATATTCTTCGCTTCCATTCGAGAAGGTGATATAAGATGCCTGAGCATTGTAATTATAGTCTATACCCATTTGTAACCCCATTTTACTCGCAACTTCAAAAAATGTCAAGAGTGTTGATGCTTTCAAATCTTTAAGACGTGCTCTCGCGAGAAATCCTCTGGAACCTTTATACTTCAATCTTCGTTTAATTTGCCAATAACATCCTGTAAAACTTTTCGAGTTGTGAATAATTATCCCATTAGCCAAAACATAGGATTCGTTCTCTGTTTCAATATCATACATTGGTTCATTTTGCCAATAAAATCTAATCTCTAAAATATCATTTAAATTTATTTCACATGCTTCCAACTTTTTCTTATTATAATGTCCTTTATACAACTTGGTTTTACTCCGTACTCCACTGCCAACTTCTTTCTCCCGTATTTCCTCGGGATGAATTTCTCCCTTATCTCTTTTACCTGTTGCTCGGTTAGTTTGCTCATTCCGTTCTGACTCCCTGGCTTCCTTTGAAGATTTGCTCGATTCCCTACATTCTCCATAAATGGGTTCATTCTTCCTAGTTTCTCCGCATGATGGAAGTTCTCCTTTCCAGTCATCCATTCTAGATTTTCTATTTGATTGTTTCGTTTGTTGAGATCTTTGTGATTTACTTCTGGTTTGCTTTCCGGATTCGGAATAAATGTTTTGGCTACTAATCTGTGAATTTGTACGCCTTCCTTTCCTGTATTTAAAACAATAGTTGTTCTCAAGTAACCCTTCTTTGTTATCCCGGGGTTCATTATCATAATCTTTCCAGAATTTTTCCAATTGATTGTCTTTAATCTCCCTTTGTTGCTTATCAAATACCGACCATTCGTTTCTTTTACTTCTACCCAATACTCCTCTGGCAAGTTCTCCAATCTCAACCCATTCTCCATCAAATAAGAATTTATGCGCTTGTGTGAAGTTGATTTTTGTTCCATCTTTTAATTTTAACTCTATACATCCAACGGAACCACCATTTATAAAAGTTTCTAACACTGGCTTATATTCCAGAATATTCTTTTTCTTATTAAAAGTAAGCACAATTTCACCTTTTTTAATATCTTTTAGAAACCTTTCCCCTAGGGTAGTGGTGGTTCTGACCTTAGTTACACCAACTCCGCAACCACCGGCTGCGCCACCCATAAAGATTTCTGTGTGTTCATCATCATCTAGAGTATTAAGGATCTCACTTTGCTTTTGGCTTAAGGTTATTTTTCTTATCATCTTTGATTTTCATAATTGATTCTTCTTTCATTTTCTTAATTGTCTCATCACTCATGATTACTTCTTGAAAGGTTATACTTTGCTCTCCAGAGTGTTCTATTTCCTGCTTTTGTCCCCATCCCCTTTGTTTTCCTACTTTGGAGTTTGTTAATAACCACTTGCTTTGGTCTATATCTCTGTTTGATAATATTGACATTGCTACTATATCTTCTGCGTTTTCTACCAATTTAACAACTTCTAAATCTAGTAGCTCTCGCATCTTTGGTCGCTTTTTTAAGAATAATCCTACTGCTTGTCTGGTCTTCTCCATCTTCTCGGCTATCCTTGCTTGGTTTCCGCCTGAGTTTACGAGTGCCGCCTTGAATGTCTTTTCAGTTATCTTTGCCATGTTAATTTTTCCGCCCAAAACTATGGTTTTTGTCAAGTTTGTCAAGTTTTACTCGCAAATCCGACCGCGCAACTTGACATAAAGCTCCAGATTTAATCATTTCCATGCCTTTTTTGAACGATTCCATTGAATTAACCTCATATTCTACTCTTTTTTCGACCATTTTAGTTCGATTTTTCCTCTTTATTTTTATTAAATACTCTGTTTAGGAAGTCTTGCATGCTACTTCCGACTTTCATTGGGCTAATTTTTCCTATTTTTTCGTGTGTAATGTCTTCATCTAGGCTTTCGTTGTATTCTTTTTTACTCCAATCAAACTTCCAATCAAAATTACTCATAATGTATCCGCCTCTTTTATACCAAAAAAGTCACAAAACCAATATATTTGTGCACAGTGTCCTGCTAAACATTCTCTATTTTTACATTGTTTTTTATCTTTTTGCCATTCTTTAATCATATTGGTTACTTCATTTTTTATGAACTCGTCTAGTCCTTCCTTTATATCTTCATTATTGAACCACTCATCTGTTAATTCTTCAAATTTTTTCATAATTTCACCGCCTTCATTTTCGTATGGTTTTCCCATCTTTCTATCCCGTGTGAGCAAAAGTCCGGGTCTAGCTCTATTGTGTAACAAACACGTTTTCTTTCCTCACAGGCCATTAAAGTGCTGAATGAACCCCCAAATGGGTCGAGTACTGCCTGTCCTTTCTTTGTGTTGTTTAATATTGCTCTCTGGGCTAGTTTTGTTGGTTTTTGGGTTGGGTGGATGTAGTTCTTGTTGGAATCCTTCTTGATTTCCCATACTGTGCTTTGCTCCTTGATCTTGTTTACGAATCGCTTCAGTTCCTCATGGGTCATTTTGTTAATGTTGCATTTTCTGCATTTCTTTTTGATGCATAGCCTTGGCCCTGCGCCACGATCTTATAATTATCTGCTATCAATCTCCATCTCCAGTCGGATTTGCCTTTGTATATTTCAAATTTGCTCATGATTTTTCCTCCGGTTGATTTAATTTTTTAAATTTTCTGATTCTTCCACATCTAAAACAAATAGCTTCAAAATAATGATTTTTAGCTCCTAGTCCTCTTAATTGATTATATTCTTGATGCCCAAACAACCAGCACAATATTTTGTTTATCATTTCGCTTTCTCCTTGTGTTTTTTCCACATAGACTTTTTATGCTGTTTAAGAATATCAATAAGTTCTCCAACAGTCTCAATATCTTTAAGTTTTAAATTTTCTATTTGCTCTATTTTTGATTTAAGATGTATTTTTGCCATTTTAATCATCTTCCTCTATATCCGGAGCTTCGCCTTCTGGGATTTCTCTTGCAAATTTTCCTGTTTTTGGATGCCTTTCTAATACCATTGTGTTTGTTCAGGATTTTTGAACGCTTTCCTGTTCAGCGTGTTCAATATTTTTGAACGATAAAAAATAAAAAATAAAATTTGTTTTGAAATTAAAGCTTTAATTGGGACCCGATTTCTTCTTTGATTTCGTTGATTTCTTTGTTGACTATTTTGAGCCTGTCCTCAGTTGATTCGATTTCCTTTTTGGATTTCTCCGCTTGGTCTATCTTAGCAATTGTCTGCAAGTCCTCTTTTAGCTTTGTTAGCTCTGGAGTCATTTCGCCTGCTTCTTTTAGGCTGTTATTCATCTCAACAAGATGTTTGTCGTGATATGTTTTCTCCTGGACTAGGCCTTTGTATGCAAGTTTGATTCCTTCTTCAGTATACTCAACTTCCATGCTGGATTTGACTGTTGACACGAGTTTGGATTCTACTGCTTCTATGTTCTTGGATTCGTCTCCAATAACTTCCTCAGTCTTGTTCTCCATGACGTTGGATTTCTTCTGCAATAGGATTTTTCTTCGCTCGTCGTATGTTAACTTAGATGTTTCGTCTAGTTTATTCTGTACCATGTATTTTTTACCTCCATTTTTTTTTGTTTAATTTTCCTGAAAATGTATCTGTAGTTTTATGACACTCTTTACAGAGTGTTCTTCCATTATCTATAGCAAATCTTAATTCTGGGAATAAGGCGAATGGTTTGATGTGGTCTGCATTTAAGTTTCCACCTCTTTGCCCACAAAATCTACAAGTCCAATTATCTCTTTTAAATACCGCTTCTCTCCATAATCTATATTCCATAGAATTTCTTATTTTTATATTTTTAGAAGATATTCCACCTTTCCAATTCCAATGTTTATTCCCGCTTTGTAATTTGTGTCCTTTTTTAAAGCCATTTTCAATACTCTTAGGATTGTATCCTTTATGTTTATAACTCTCCTTCCTCTTAAGTGATCGTTCTTTCTCTTTCTCTTTTCTATGATATTTTGCGTAGGGCATTTTCACCTCCCTTCTCAGTTTCTTCAATTTTACTAAACTCGCAGCATTCCTGTGGACTCCTTGTTAAATTAACAGCCGTCAACTCTATATCACTCAAGACTCCATTTTTGTTGTTATGATAATTTTTCTTAATCTCCTTTAAAAGTTTGATCTGCGATTTGCCATAGTCTGTAAGTGTGATAACAATTTCCTTCCCGCGCTTTCCATCTCCTTCGGTTTTGTTGACTATGTTTGATCTTGCCCACCTGGATATTAATGTTGATGCAGCACTCAACGCCAAATCACAACGTTTTGCTAACTCAGAAATATTCCTAGGCTTTTTTGAAATCTCAATTAAGAAATTCATATTTTTTTGATTAATTATCTCCAACATACTCTTGACCTCACTTTTTCTCTGAATTGGGATTCTGTACAAACTTCTCTCATTATTGTTGTTCTGGAATCTCCTGCGAACACTGTTGCTTCACTTACGACTATGCATGCTATTTGTTTTGGAGTAGTCTCAGATGGAAAATTATTATAATATGTTATCTCCTTGACTTGAATAAATCTTCCTTCTTTAGTCTCATATATCCCATCACAAAAAATATCAAATTCTAATGCCCCAAAATAAACATGGAAAGATTCTGGATCAAGTGTATCATCAATAAGAACATCCATCCCTAATAATTTTAATGATTTTCCAAATTTGTCTTTAAGTTTTTTTCCAAGTCTAATCGTGTTTGGTATTTCTCTATTATTCATAATATAAGTTGTTACTGCTCTGTTTATATTATCTAACTGATTCACATCTTTCCATATCTTCCAATCAAATACTTCGGTTTGTCGAAGGTGTACTCTCGCATGAGTTCCGTCGTGACATACAATCCTCTCAAGTCCATCTTCACTTAAAACCCAAAAATGTTCTGCTTCCCAGCTTGGTCTTGTGATTTTTTCACCATTCCTCAAAGCAATTTTAATATTATCCCAGTTCATTTGAGTTTAATTCTCCCATCTTTATTGATTCGAACGTTTAGCATTGTTATCGCTATCCCAACAGAATAAAAGTCCACACTTGCGCCCTTCACTATATCTGATTTGAATACTGGCTCGTCTTGTTTTTTTAGAAATTGCTTAACCTTCTCAAGAGTTGCAACGTTTATGTTCTTCCTGTTAGAATCACCCATAAATATAAACATATATTTTGCTATTTAAACTTTGTGGTTTTGGTTTTTGTCTCAAAAGACAAGGACTCCTGCAGATGTGCCTTATGCAATCATCGCCCTTATGAAATTAGACAAACATAAATGTTTGGTTTGATGCATACCATATAGGCAAATTTAGTCTTTTGAGTTTTCATAGAATCTCCAGTATTTTTCTTTGAAGTCATGATAAACGATCACTACTTTATTCTTCACCTTTGTTTTCTCTGCAATTAGAATCTTACTGAATATATTATTGTCTAGCATCCACTTACATTTTTCTTTTTCTATTTTGGATAATTCTCCACCGATTTTTGATTCGACCCCAATCACTTCGTATATCTGTCCAAGTTCTTTATTTACATTTATAACTCTTCTACATTCAGAACATCCGAATCTTTCAAAGTTACTTGGTCTAAATACAACAAAGTCTGGGAATCCTGCGCCCTGGGAGATTGGTCTGCCTGGTCCTGCCCATTTATTTTTTGCTCTGATTAATTTCGGATGTACCCACTTCTTAACTTCAATATCCTCTATTTTTAATCCTCCGACTCCTTCAACATGTCCAGGTTCCACATTATTCGTCCACTTGTCAACTGTCCAACCCTTTTCTTCTAGGTCAGAACGTACTCGTAACTCAAAAATTGCTCCCTGGGCTTTGGACTTCTTGCCCCTCTTAACGTTTTTTTCGTCTACCATGTTCATCGAATAATAATTTTACTTGAAGTTCGAGATTCTTTTTTGGGATTCTATCCAGTATCACTTCTTTAAACCATTGCCTTAATTCGCATGGATAAGTATACGAACAAACTTTCTTCTCTCCTTTGCATTGATGCGCTGGTCGATAGTCTCCACAAATATCCATATAAGCACATTCTAGTTTTTCTAATGGGAAAGTATCGCTGACATATGTTTTCATATTTCTGCCCTGTATTCTTTTAAGTATCTCAACTGCTTTGTTAAAAAATCATTATTTATTTCCATAGTGCGTTTAGTAAGGCTTAGGCGAATCCTCAATCCTCTGTTTAGCTATCTCAAAGTATTTTTCATCAAGTTCCATTCCAATAAAATCCCTGTTTAAATTAACACAAGCTACTCCAGTAGAACCAGAACCCATTGTAAAATCTAAGACAGTATCTCCTTTATTTGAATAAGTTCTAATTAAATCTTTTAGTAAATCTACTGGTTTTTGTGTTGGATGAAATCCGTCATAATCTTTCTTGTATTTTAGTATATTGGATTTAATCTTTTTATCAACTGGCAGGTTAAATATTGATGGATTTATCTTATTTAATTCTTCATTATGGCTACTCTTAAATGGCTTATCTATTTTAATTAATTCTTCAAAGTTAATAAATTTATCCATATTGTTTATGTTAAAATGTTCTACTATTTTACCGTATGTCTTTTTTGTACATAGGCTGAACTGAGAACTTCCGAATCTAAAAGTATGGTCTGCACCTTGTCCTACTATTTCTACTATGTTCTTTTTTGTTAATCCAATAAATTCAAACACCTCTTTAAAATATGGTCTTAATGGATGTATAAATTCGGTATCATGTAACGGATTCATTTTACTAAAAACTAAAATATCTTCATAATAACTAACTGGTGCTTTTTTTGCTATAAGGCTATTTGCAAAATGGTCTTTCTCCCAAACCATTCTATAACAGAATTGTAAATTTGGTATTGCTTCGGTTATTAATTTTGATGTATATGGCTCTTGACTAAATAGAATTAATTTTCCGTTTCTTCTCAAAACTCTATTTGCATAATTGAAAATCTCTTTTATATCTAAGACTTTATCCCATTCTGTCTTGTCTTTCATCCCATGCTCAAAATCACCAGACGCTATTCCATTAACTGTTCCGTATGGTGGGTCGGTTATTATCAAATCTATACTCCCATGTTTTAACTTCTCCATCTCCTTAAAACAATCTCCGTATAATAGTTGTACATCACTATGTTCAACTTTCTCGTTTTCTTGTACATTATATTGTTCAGTTCCCATATTAATCATTAAGCGAACCACCCCATTGTTCTGCCATTGCCATAGCCACACCAGGGAAGGTTTTGCTTCTTAGTATTTTGATTTCTGGTGAATTATAAGCTATCTTCTTTCCATTCTCACCTACTGGGTCATGTGACCACTTAGCCATCTTTGCTCCGTTGGGTGAGACATAAAACTCCCCTTCTCCGACTATGTTTGTTGGCTCTAGTTTTGGAACTCCTTTTAACCACAAACATGTTGTTTTCTTTGCTTCGTGTCCAAACATAAAAGGTTGTATTATTTGGTCGGGTTTTCTCCATTTACTAGACATAATACAAACTGGATTTTCTATTACTATCTTGGGACATTTACAATTAGCGAATAACATAAAGAAATCTATACCTTGTTGTTGTCTTCCATCTGCAATCTTCTTCGCAAAATGTCTAGCTCCACTTACTGCTAAGTGTGTGCATGGCGGAAACGCAATAATCATATCCCATTCTTGTTCTAATAATGACTCAACATCTCCCTGGATATGCCATTCGGGATGCCCTCCGCTACATGGTAGAATGTCACAAGAGTAAGCTTCGTGACCTAATCTTCTGAACTCCTTACATACTGCCTGGCTTTCTTCACAGGCTATTAATACTCTCATTTCTTACTCCTATTCGTGAAAGGTTTGGTAAGCGAATTTAATTGTTTCTTTAGCTTTTCTTTTCTCAAAGTATCTCTTCTGACGTGTGAAACTCCAAATCCACAATCATCATCAAAATCAATATCCTGTAATGTTTTTAGTTTTTCCATGTTGTTTCTAAGCTTTGATACCCCATGCTTTATTTTTATTTAACAAGTTTAATGTATTTTTAGACAACAACCTTCCTTCTTTATCCCTTTGTTTTAATAAATTTAATAACTCCTTAGCTTTTTGTTTTTTTACTATTAAGTGTGGAATCATGTCAGCAAGTATATTTTTCATTTCTTCTCTTTTAGCTATTATTAGTTCCCAGCAAGTATTCTCATTTTTCTTTTTTGAGATTATTCCACCATACCTTTTTCTTATTTCTTCTAAAACTTCTTTATTTTGATTACTAACGCCTACTCTATAATAAATTGTAAATCCTCTTATCAATCTTTTATCTTTATGTTTTCCAAAAATTATACATCCTTCTCCATCTATAAATCCTGCAATATATTTTTTATCTATCATCTTACACACCTAAGTAGATGGTGTTGGTTTATATATCTTTCTATTTTAGCGTGTGGGAGAATCATTTTTCATCAACTCCGTCATTTTCATGTAAGGCGTCGCCAAAGGCTTCATTAATACAAGAAATATCTTTATCTGGGATAATCCCACCACTATTATACTTTGGAATTTCATCTCCAACTTTTCTGCACTTGCTACAAAGTCCTACAACTTTTACTCCAATTATCTTAATTCCTGTCATCTTCCACCTCGCTTGAGACATTTAATGCGTCGTCATGTCCAAATCTCTTTCTTAATTCTCTCACCAAGATTTTCATCTCAGGAGTAGATATTCTTTTTTCAAAATCTTCAAATGTCATTCCAAATGTTTTGGGAAAATTTATTTTCATTTCTTCAATTGCTCTTTTTATCTTTGTACAATCAGAACAAATAAATCCCTTTTGACATTTCTCCATTGAAAACCCCTTTTCTGGATATTCACTATCAAAATATACTTTCATATCTTTTCCACATCCTTCACTCATTTTCCTCTACTCCCAAATTTATTTCTATACTGTGCGATCCTTTCAGCTGGACAAAGATTAATATAAATTGAAGTTGTTGCAATGTCTGAATGTCCTAGCAATCCTGAAACTGTTGATATGTCTATCCCTGCTCTTATACATTCTGTAGCAAACCCATGCCTAAGTGAATGGAAATGAATTTTAGGCTTCTTCTTCTTTAGTCCAGTTATTTCTGCTGATTTGATAAAGGCTTTCTGTAATGCTCTTTGTTGGCATTTAAGAGGTATAAAATTAATGTGTGCAGGTTGCCAAGACAAAGGCAAACTAACTATTCTATCTTTTGAGTTTTTACCCATGTTTACTCGTATTTGTTTATTGCCGAAATCGAAGTCTGCTTTTTGTAGATTTACTATCTCGCTTATTCTTAATCCAGATTCAAACCCTAACATAAATGCTACTTTGTGGTGCATAAATTCTGTAACCTTTAGAAGTTCTACATATTCATCTTGGTTAATCTCTACTGGTAAAGGTTTAGCTTTTACTTTTTGTCCTTTCTTTTTGTGTGGTCTCATATCAAGTCCTCCCCGAAAGTTTCTAATTCTAATAGCTTTAACTTTTCCCAATCTGCAATTACTATTCTACCCTCTCCAGTCTCTTGCATATATCCTATTGGGTTTGTTCTAATTCCTTCTATAAATTTATTTAGATAATATTTAACATCACTTCTCAATAGGTAAACAATTTCTGCATCTATTTCAGTTGCTTCATCAACTATTATTCTTTTATCACTTAATGTCTTTTCCATGTTTTTCTTACGTATAGTTCCTTTATATATCTTTCGGTTATTGCGAACTTATGTTTTCTACTCCGTAGAGGTTACAACGCTTAATCATTCGTTTGCGTCTTAACCAATCCCTTTTTCTTTAAATCATTAAGTGCATAACAAACTTCTTTACTCCAAATTATAGAACCTTTTTTCCATCTTTTTCCCATGATGTAATAACAAATGGCTTGTTTATAAAACCATCTATTTAAATTCTCCCGAATGCATTAATTTATGATGTTCTTTACACAGTAAAACACAGTTATCCTGATTATATAATCCTCCAGAATTTCCCCTCGTTTTACGGTGACACTCAATCCCTGGATGGCCACATCCTAGCATCTCACAAATTCCTCCGGACCTATCAAAAATAATTCTTCTTAACTCTGTATCGCATTTGTCGGTCCCTTCCATTGGTTTGGGTTTCTTCAATGTGAATCCTTGCTCTGCTGCGATGTCTATTATTGGCTTCAAATGTTTGCAAGGTTCTGCATAAAATCTCTTATCGGAAAACTGGCCACTATTCTTTAATCGTTTGCCTGGGAACCAACTTGCTTCTCTTATTACTTTCCCATTAACAATTTCTTTTGGTCGATACACTCCGCTAAAATTCCCACACGTACAATCAATAAAATAAATCTGTTTTGATTCTAGAAGGTAGTGAACTCTTTGGGTATACCCTGAGAAATGATATGTCTTTCTTATTTTTTCTTCCATTAGAATTTATCCCAAATATTTAATTTAGCTGTTTCTAGTGCTAATCTCATAATCTCAAAAATAGTATCTGTTTCTATTGGATCATCTCCTAAAACTTTTGAGAATCTGTAAGTGTCAACTATCAAACAGCGATAAGCATCCATGCTCCAATCACTAACATTCCAATATTCCAATTTTCTTACTCTTTTTTCCATTCTTCGTCGTTTTGTTTTTTATGAACATTAAGTTTTCCATCTTTTCGATAATCAAATTGTTTAGAAAACATTATATTATCTTCTCTTGGCAAAAACCAACCACAATCATTTATTAATTTTTCTACATCTTCGTTTGAGAATCTTCTCTTAACTGGCAATTTGCCCGACACAATCATATTAACTATTTTGAGATTATTTTTCACATTAAATCCCCCTCTAGTCCGGCATCATCTGTATCTACTTCTTTTGGTTCTTCAACACTCTCACATTCTTCTTCTGGTTCTCCATCCCTTTGCTTTTGTAGGAGTCTGTCGATTTCATTACTCGCTTCTTGTTTTGACATTGATGGATCGGCTTTTCCACCTAGCTTCTTTATGTAGCCAAGTTGTCCCGGGGTTGATGTTCCTGTCATTGGCTTCTTCTCATGATATCCTTGTTTGTTTGGGATTGAAATTCTGGAGATTTTATCCTCTAGGACTTCGATTCTCTTTAGGGCGCTTGAGAGGGCCTCTTCGTATATTTTATTATTCATAATATTCTCCATTCGTATTTTGTTGAGCTCTTTGAGTGATATGCATTCCTTCTTGTTATAAATCCTGTATCATACAATTTCCTCAGGCTTCGATTGACTAGTCCTGGAGATTGCCCTAGCCTTTCAGCTACCTCTTTTGTAGTTAGCCAGTCATCCTCTTTTGTTAAAATCTCTATACAATCACTTTGCCCCATTGTTTTTTTTGGTTTCCATTTTATTTGTTTTGCCTTTCGGCATGTCGGTAGAAAATCATCCGACGAATCTAAAATTGTTTGTGTTTATATATTCCTGTTGGCATTTTATTCTTTAATGAAAAGTCCAGAATCCTCCAATTTTTTAAGTTTTAACCTTAGTTCTTCGACTGTGTCAAAATATAACTTAAATCTATTCCCAGCTTTTCCACATTCATAAGAGTTTGGTTTTTCAGTCTTATTAATAACTACGCTGCTTCTTTGTTCTGCAGTGAATTCTTGTGAGTTCTCAACATCTTCTACCATTATTTCTTTTTTGAAGATTTAGGTTTTTCGTCTGCTATCTTGATTTCCTCGACATCTAGCTTTTTTTCTTCGACCTTCTTATCTGGCTTGGTTTCTGCATCTTCGATTGTTCCGCTTGGGAGTTCTTCTTCAGCAACTTCCATGTTGTTTGTTGCCTGCTTTAATGCTCTAACCTGCGCCCTTGTGCTCGCCATCCTTATCCATGCATTTCTGATTGACTTTTGGTCGATGTTTCCACCCTGTGCTTCATCCATTCCACATGCATCTCCAACATCCTCATATATGAAATCTCTTGGTGTTATAACCCCATCAATAACTACGTTTTTTCTTATCGTTGCAGTTGCCTTAAAACATGCAGTCTTTAATGCTACGTTTGAAAATTCTAGCATTGGTCTAACCTTCATACTAACAAGTCCCATCTTGTTTGCTTGGTCTGTTAATGTTTTGTAGTTGACTTTTTCTAGTTGGTCTTGGAACGATCCTTTTTTGGCCGGCTCCTGTTCAACCGTATCACTTAGGACTTGGATGTTTCTTATAATGTTCAACTCCACACTCAATTCTACTTCAAAACCTTTCTTCAATCTAGTTGCTAGTTTCAACAGCTTATCTTCTGTTTCGTGAAAATTATAAAATTCTCCGTTGACCTTTATGCTCAGTTGTTGTTGGCCCTGGTATTCGTTCGGCTTCTCTGCCATCCACTCAATCTTGCCTCTTACTTTTTTCATTTCTTCCATTCTTCACCCCCTTTTTCCCAGTTATTTGATTAGGCAGGCCAGGAGAGTCCGATGAAGAACTCGACCTGCCCTCTGTGTTTCCACAGATTATAAATGGAAGGAATCTCATGATTTCTAGTCCTTCCTGGGTACATCTAAGCGTTAACATTTACCCACTCCTTTCTGTCTCGTTGATATGAATAGTGAACGCCGTCATCTAACTTACATAAAATTGTGTCCGGTTGTGCTCCAGTCGCATATAAAAAATCTCCGTTGCCCATTGATAAGTTGATGGATCCTCCGGCATTAAACACATCTTTGAACTGCTCTAGAATCCTCTCCGGCTTCGTTTTTATTGTTATTTGCTTATCCATTTTTCTCCCCTGTAGACAAAACAGCCGCCGCACGCATTGCATAATAACTCGTCATCAATTACGATCGTGTTTTTACTTCCGCAGCAATAACACTCTTCCAATAATAACTGTGGCAATATTAATTCGTTCATTTTAGCGCCGCCTGTTCTTCGTCTATAATCATTTTTGCATGTTCTAGTCCTGAGGTTTTCAACTCCCACCATCCTCTTTGATTTGCCATTATTGTGGACTCCCCATTTTCTTCTTCATTTCTTCTGTATATCCTTCTGGTAATAATCCCCTTGCTTCGTCTTGTCTGGATTGCTCAATAAATTCATTTATCATTGTTTTCCTCGTTAAGTAGTTTTAATGATATTATTTCCATTCTTCTTAATTTTTCTTCTTCTGCTAGTTCTTCCCATTTCATATCTTTTGCTTTTCCATTTTTAACAATTTTTTGTCTAGTTACCTCTCTTCCACAGGCATCACAATACATTCTATTACAATTACCAAAGAACTTTTCTCCACATATTTTACAAATTTTATCTTTCGTTTTAGTTATTTTAAATTTTTTCCTAAGTTCTCTTTCTTTAGCTTGTCTTTCTTGATATATTTTAAATTTACAGTCATCACAATATCTCAACCCAGTTTTTCTAACTTTTAGACTTACTCCGCATCTGTGGCATTTAGCCATAACAAATTTATCTACGCTATAAAACTTATTATATTTGTTGGCTTTTTTCTTTTTTACATATTCATTACATTTTTTACAATACTTAGATGCATTACATGTTGCTTCATATTCTATAAGGCAAACAGAACATCTCTTTTTTACCATCAGATTAATCTCCTCACTGCATAAAGTGTTTCTTTTGCATAAAAATTTATGGTCCTTAATAATTTCTTGTAGTCGATTGCTAATAATAAGCATCCACCCATAATTAAAAATATTGAGCCTGTTGGGAAAGGTAGAGTTATTGTTCCGATTCCTATCATTGTGTAACCTACTATCTTCTTAAAAAGTGTGATTGGTTTGTATGCTTCGACTTGCCCAAAAAATTGCATTCTTTTTCGTGCTTGTTCTAGCGTGATTATTTTTGTTTGTTTCATCGTGTTCTCCTAAAATATACACGAATACATCCTTTAAAAAAGTTTCTATTGAAATATACCTGTCTATTTCACTAAATAGTTACAGTATTTTGATATAAAAATAATTCAATCACCGTCGGTGAATTTCCAATTAACAAAACTCTCTCAATTCTCTCTGCCTAATCTCTGGATGTTCTTGCGTTTTTTGTATTTGTTTTTCATAGTTATCGATTATCAAGACATCCAAATATATTTCTGGTGTCATGAATTTATTAAGAAATATGGGTTTATATTTGTTACTATTTAGTACTCTTCGATAAGTTTTAACTTTGTTTTCAGATTCATTTTTTTTATTTGGGTTTCTCGTTCCAATGCTTTATAGTAATCACTTCCAATTAATTCAATATAAACGAATCCTTTTGGTGAGACATTGTTTCTAACCATCCAGTTTGATCGTTGGCCGTTTCTGTGTTCGCCTAATCTTCTTTTTGGATCCGAAGTCATACCAGTATAATATAGTTCTTTCTGGAACATTCCTTTTGTCCATTTCTCGCATTTAATTATGTAAACGTAGTATTTTGCCATCTTATCTCTCTACCATTTCCTGTGGAACTCAAATCTTTTCTCTTCCCAAGCACACTCACTCTCCTCTGAAACCGAGTGAGTAGCGCTTATCCCACTACGGACTTTGGCTACACACGAAGGTTTTGAGTGATTTTCTTGTAACCGATCGTACAAGTTTTCTTCAAACCGTGTTTTATGTAAGTCTAACACTTCTTATTAAATCGCCATTGACCTCCAGCACTCCTGCCTTCTCCGGTTACTGACTAGCGTATTCACGCCGTTTTGTGATTTATTACCAGGTTTGTCCTTAGTCTTGGACCTAATATTATTAACTAGGTGCTTGATGAGATTTGTCCTCATCGTCGAGAGTAGCTGTTCTAAATCACTCCACTCGCTTAATATTTCCAGGCGGTCTACTCTGGAATAGTTTTCGTATAACTTCTAACTCGGTTAGATAATTAGTGACACCGCTTACATTTTTTTAGAATGTAACAAAAACACAATAATTTTATCCTTTTTAAAATCATCTATTCCAGGTTACTATTTGAAAGTAAAAAAATTTGGGGTGATGTGTTACATCCTAAGGTTAGACTTTTAGAAATCATCACCCCGTGAATAGAAAGGAGGTTAATCAATTCAATTCATTAAATATAATAATCTATTCCTTATAAAGTTATGTTTATCTATTCTGAGCGTAATTCTTCAACATATACACTATTGGTCCAGCGAGCCATGCGTACTCATTTGGTATACCTGATAATAATGCAATAGCGAATGGGACAAGCAAGTAAGCTGAATTTTTTACTGTTTTACTTAGCCCTATCCAAAAACTATAATCTACTTTTTTTGCCATGTTTAACCTCCGTTTGGATTTAGTTATGTGTACAATAAGACCATACTATAAATCTGAGTGTCTGCTGAATTTAGTTCAACTTTGATTCTTAGATTTGCTCCTGGTGGTGATAATGTTTTGAGTGTGTTTTGGTCGAGTGATTGATAACTTATCCCGTTGTCTATGCTCACATAAAAAACTGTTCCGGGGATTGATTGTCCTTTGACCCTTATCTCGCAAGATGTTGCCGCTTCTGAGGCCTTTTTAAGATTGCTGATCCATGTTCCGCTTGCGCCTGTCGATTTCAAAACTCCTTCAGTTATCTCTGTTGTTGAATGGGTTCCTGAGATTGCGTCAAATCCAAAATACCAAGAATAATTCAATTTGTTTATATTGTCTGCAACCTTCAGTCTGTCGCTTTTCTGATTCAGGCCATTTAATATCTGTGAGACGTTTTCTTGCTCTTCTTCAACTGACAACTCTGTTCTCCATCCCCCTGAACTTGTTCCGAATTTTTGAGTGATCTTTTTTAACTTGTATTGCCCATGGACTTGCTGTCTTGGGATTAATAGCCAAATGTTATCTCCTGGCTTGATGGATTCTAGTCCGAATGACTTTACTGTGGCCGTTGGCGTGAGATTTGTTATCTCTAGTAGTTTTGCTTCTGCTAGGTTCTTCACGCTTGTTTCTGTGTTTGCCGATACATCTTTTATGAAAACTTCTCTTATTTCGGTCCCCTCATCATCACTTATTGCGGTGTAGACGATTGGAAGGCCCTCCTCGCTTTGTCCGATGGCCACCACGCGCGTTTTCTCGTAATAATCATTAATCCCCCACCCTTTCGAATCTATGAGGTTGTCGCCCTCTACAACCGCGTCATCTGTGTTTGCTATTGAATTTGCTTCAAAAAAATGAAAATCAAGATTATTATCCACATAACAGTCAAACCCGGCATAATTACATATCTCCATGACACAATCCCAAAATTTCTTATAATTCCACTGAACGTTCATTGATGTTTCTGTGGCCGCGACATTCGAATAAGTAAATCCATAACTTGTTGGCAATCTCCCAATAATATCCTTTAAAATTTGTGATGGTTCTTCCTCTGTTGCTGAGTAACAAATAAGATATTCTGTTAAGGTGTAGGCCCTATGTCTGCCTTCTATTTCTAAAACTTGCCCGCGATCGCCAATACTCTCTTTAATATTATCAACTCTCCCCCAAAACTGCAAAGTCGTGCCATCAGAGTTATCCGCATAAAATTTGATTGCATTTCCTGCAGAATATTTCCCTGATAATTGTCCGGCCGCATTTGAGAAGGTTGCTCTAAAGGTCCCGATTCCACTTGTTACTGGATATGTGAATAAACTCTCTATTGTTTTGCCTGTCAAATCGTCCCCATCCAGTTCGACCTTAATCTTTCCATTTCTTGGTTTTGGAATTGGAATAAATATCTCTGTTGATTCTATCATCAGATCCACTCACAATTAATACAATAACCTTCTATCTCAAGCGATGGCTGAAGTATTCTTTGGTCTGATGCATTGCAATTTTCGAAGTCTGCCCAGAACCAAATTTGTGTATTATTTAGATATTCTACATTTGAGTTGATTGTCTGCCATGTCGTGTTGATCACGTTCGATTCATTCTTTGTTGCATTGTTGCTCCAGGTAAGATTCAAACACTCAAAATCTTCATTAAGTTTAATCGACAAATTCATATCTCCTCCGTAGTTTGTCGTTGTTATATTGTAAGCTGGTATTGTTGTTGTTTGGCCATAGGCAGTCACGTTCTTCGAGCTATTTGTTTTTGGAATAAAAAATAATTTGCTCGCCCATGTATATGGGAGATTCTTAAAAAAACTAGAATAATAAGCAAACACACTCAACGTTTCATTATTTGATTTATTTGTATACAAAATATCCCAAATCATTGATTCTTCATATACATATTGAGCATTTACCCCAGTAGCATCTCTTAATAAAATATAATCTGTACCATTCCAACAACCCCATTTTGTATATCCCAAATAACTACTATTAATTCTAAATTGTAAAGGATTTTGATTAAAACATTGTTGTGCAATAGTTAAATTCTCACTCCCAATTTTATCTTTTACTTGCCATAAACTCGAATTCAGTGCTCCATAAGGTTTGGTATAATTAAAAAATACAAATGATGTTGATGATGATTGAGCAGAACCAAAAGTTCCCCAATTTCCATCATAAATATTTTCAGCAGATGTCCAAGCTCCTGAAATTAAATAAGCTCCTGTTCCTAATCCACCACAGTCAGTTGAAATATTAGCTGTTTCTTGATAACAATCTATATCACTATGTTCATAAACTAAAACCTCAATTGTATCATTTCCTCCTAAATAATCATACCTAATATCAGAAATAACCAAAGTTCCATTTTTAGAAGATTGAAATTTTATTGGAATATCTCCGTAATTAGTTTGACTTTCTAAAAAGGAATTAATTAAATCTTTATCAAGATAAACAGGATTTGGGTCATAAGAATAATTTACTTCAATATCCGAAATCTGTATTTTCCCGGCAGTATCACTTATAAAATATAAAGGGACCAAACAATATCCATCTGAATCTAACGCACAAGTAGATAAGAAAGTATTAATTGAACTATTAAAATTACTTGTTTTATTTGGAGAGAATGTTTCATTAAATTCCCCTGTGTGATTCCATTCATAAGTTCCGTCTACAATTCCTACTTCTAAACTAATATTATTGAGATATCTTTCATCTAAATAAATATACATTCCAGCGGAATCTACACTCGTTTTATAGTAGGTTACTCCATTCATATATTGAAGCCAAAAACATGAAGTTGATTTGAATTGAACAGTATAATCTAATTCTGAATTAAAAAAAGTATCAGAGATTGTCTCATTGGCTATTTGCTGGGTACCTCCTGTTGTTGGTGTGAAAGTGTTCCAATCAATAATTACATTATCTCCTTCTTTTATGATATATAAAGCTTCTGTACTTCCACAATCATCACCCCCTCTAGTAAAGAATCCTATTTTTGAACTCCATCCACTTGCAGTTGGTTTAAAGTTAAACACATGCCAAGTAGGATTCCCAGGTCCTATTTGATAAAAATTGCTTCCAGGGAAATTTGCCTTATAACCATAATCATACGTAAAACCACTTAAATTCATATATGCAGAAGAAACCGAAGCAGTTTTTGGAATTTTTAAATACTCAATATTTGTTTCAGCTTTATCAAAAGTTATATTCTTGATTGTAGAACCATCATTTAATTCATCAAGGGCAATCTCTCCATCAAAAACCAATCCAACATTATTACTTAAAGTATTATTTACATATATTTTAACATTTGTGGGATATGTTCCATTTGAAATATAACCAGAAACATTAATCGAAACATTTTCTATCTCGTCATAATGATGTCCCTTAATATAAACCGTATCATTTCCACCATTCACCCAACTAATATTTTTAGAAGTAGAACTGTCATTTAATTCTGTTTTTCTAAAATAAGAAATATTGAGAGTAAAATTTGCGTTTGGGGTTCCACATGTGTAGTTGTCTCCATAGTTTGGGTGGTCGATATCCACACACGTTGTTGTCGCGCCGGTTAGATTTGTTGTGAAGTTTATTGGGGTTCCAAGTTCTACCGAAATATTTCCGCTTACTAGATTTGTTGCGGTGTCGTTTACTCCATACCAAAAAGGATCTCCCAAACAAAATCCAGAAGAAGGATTAATAACCAATCCTTCAAAAATATATATCCCAGAACAAATAATTAAAATCATCCAAGAATAAAATAAAACTTCCTTTAACATTTTCCACTTCTCCTTTTTATAAAATAATTTTCCCATTTCTCTTTTGTATAATTTGTTTTGGCATGACATGAAACACACAAACAAATTAAATTATCTGGTTTACTGTTGTTTTTATCATAATCTATATGATGAATACTTAATCTTCTTTTTGATTCTTTCTCATGCTTAAAACACTCTTGACATCTAAAATTATCTCTTTTTCTTATATTTTTTTTCAATTCTTTATTAAAATCCTTTCCATAGGGTTCCAATGATTTCCAATTATCAAAATATTTATGTAATTCTCCTTTTTGAAATTTTGTATTTATCTTATCCCAAATTTCCCTACATGAATGTTTTTTATTTTTAGACATTAAACAATTACAAATTGGACATTTAAGTGTTCTATCATAAACTTGTTTAGATATTCTTTTTCTTTTTTCCAAATCTTTAAAAAATCCATTCTTTTGTCTTGTTTTTGTTCTCCTATCTATTTCTTCTTTACTTTTTTTCCTTCCAACATTTATCTTACTTCCTTTCTGAAATCTCACTTTAATACCTCGTTGTTTATTTCCATTCCCCAAACTATTGTTTCGTCCGGGTTACTCTTAAGCCCAACAAGCATATAATCTTGGCAACTATATCTCGCAAATCTGTGAACATAAATTCTATCTTTTCTTGGCTTTGTTGCATTTGTGAAGTTCTCATATCTCCATCCTGCTGTTGATGCCCGTATTCCCTTGTCATATAAAAATTGTTTCTTGACTCTTCCATCTTTAAAAAAAATCCAATAATCAGGGATCCCTGGTGAGAAGTCCATCTTAAATTCCTCTGGGTTATAAATATCATAATTGTCTGGTCCTAAGTTACAAATCTTACCATACGAAACACAAGGATCGTCTGGAGTTCCAAGACACACATCATCGCTTCCAGTTATCTCAAACCCCATCGCCATCAAAACAAAAAATAAAGAAGTCACTGTGATAATCGCACCACCTGCTATCTTTGCGTACTTACTTGATTCTCTTCTTAAGTAAATTCTTCTATTTCCCATTATGTGTTTGTACTTGATTGCACAAGCTTTAAGTTCCATCTCAATTTTGTTGGTTCTGCCTCAGTATATGTTGAACTAAAACTTAAAACTTTAACCCATAGCCCTCCTCTTATGTCATCATTAAAATATAATGGGTACCCCGAATCATTGTCCTGATGACCTTGTTGAAGGTTCTCTACATCTGCAATCCACCCAACAATATTTGCCTTTGATTCATTCAGATATACCCCTGTTAGAGTTATTGTTTTTGTAACTCCTCCATAATCGAATACATCGGTACCATCCGCATCGGATAAATAAAGAGGCATGATTGCAAGACTAGAATCTTTACTACAATCATTATCAGTAATAGTAGCATTCCCATCACCATGAAGTGTAACATATTCAGTATACTCTCCATCGCCTAGAAATCCTAATGTTGTATTTCCCATTATGCTATCCCTCGAGATTTTAATTCCATCATTGTAATATTCGAGAATCTTCTCGCAAGTTCATCCGGATCAATATTCGAAGAGTTCCCGTTCATTTGAATTGTTGGCTTTAGAATAATACTGCTTGAGCTGTTGCTATTATTATTAACTCTTGGAATCACGCTTTCTCCCCTATGCAATTTGTACATTCCTGTTTGCCCTACAAACGCTGTTCCTGTTTGATGTCCTTCAACATCATCATCATCATCCCCTTTCCAGATTGATTTTACTTTCTTCCATAACCATGCACCGAAGTTCCAATGCCAGCTCCAGATTGATTTTACTTTTCCCCAGAGCCATCCTCCAAAGTCGGCCACATAATTCCAAACTGCTTTCATCTTTCCCCACAACCAAGAGCCGAAGTCCATTGTGTAATTCCAAACCGATATCAACACGCCCCATAACCAACTTCCGAAATCCATCACATAATTCCAAACTGTCTTCAATTTATCCCAGAGCCATCCTCCAAAATCCCAATACCAACTCCAAACTGATTTCAATTTATCCCATAACCATCCGGCGAAGTCTGCTGTCCAATTCCAAATTTTCTTAATGTTATCCCACAACCATCCTCCAAATTGTTTCATCTTATTGTATACTGCTCCCCAGTCAATTTGTGCTAGTAATGCAAGGCCTGCTCCAATTAAAGCTCCGGCTGCTGCTCCGATTGGTCCTCCTAATGCACCGATCGCCGCGCCGGCCAAAGCTCCGCCTCCTGCGCCCAACGCAGTTCCAACCACCTTCTTCCCGATTCCTGTTCTAGAAAATTTTAGCCATGAGACTGCTGCTTTCATTAACATGATTGCTAGTGGTCGAAGTAACCCTGCCAAAAAATCTCCAAATGGCCTAAAAAATATTAAAAATGCTCTTCCAAAAACTGACAAAACTCCTCTAAGATATCCGCTTGACTTCTTCATTAATCCCAAGGCTGTTCCAGCGATTGCCGCTATTATTCCTAACTTTGCAACGGTTGCACCCATCCCTTTTGATAATCCCATAAACCCTGATCCTGCTGAACCTCCGCCTCCGCCTCCACCTGCACTTGCTGAGGATTTGGAACCCCCAAAACCCGCAGATTTTAAGGACTTATTTAGAGACGCCGCTATCTTGTCGCCAATCTGCTTGCCGACTTTGTCTCCTTCTCTTCCACCTTTAACGGTGATTGGAACCTTGATTTCCATGGTGCTCTCTGCCATCAATCCTTCATCTCGGCCCCAACCTTCTTTTTATATTCCATTTCCATTTCCCTCATATAACACATTCTGTCGTAAGGTAGCGCGTCTACCTGACTCGGGGTGTAATTAAACCGATTAGCGAAAAACCAATAAATAAATTCTTGTGAAATCTCTGGATCGTCTAGGTAGTGTCCGGAGATGCTTTCTCTGATTTTAAATTTTTTTTTTCAGAGGGCTCCGCGAACTCATTATATGCTTCGAACAAATAATCAGTGACGTCTGCAGGTAATTTCTTTAAGTCTGCAACTGAAGTCTCAAAAGGAGCTTTGATAATTGCCTCGGCCAGTATCTTCTCCTGAATCTCACTCTCGTCAATTTTAATCTGTGGTTGCCCACCGAGTATTGTTGTCTTAGTGCATTCGGATTTGATTCTGTTCCTTATCCCAGTGTTAAGTTTCCGAATTGTGATCATTTCCTCTACTTCTTTATCGTCTCGTTTAATCATCAAAGGGATATCCTTTGTTTGTTCTACGATTTGATTCTTAGCATTGATCTCCATAATCGGCATAACGGGTTTTTTATCCTCTGCCATCTTAAATGTTGTCTGCTGCTACAGGTGCTGTCTCGACATCATTTGTATAAATAATGTTAGTGCAACCTCTGGCCCAGCCGGTCACATCCTCTTTAATTACTTCTGTTGCATTCTGTGGAAGGGTTTCTTCATTCAAGTGTATTCCAGTCAAGTTGATGTCCAGGATATCTCCATCGTCATTTGTGAATGTTAACTCTAATGTTGCAATCTCTGTTCCGCTTCCTGCATCTGGTGCAGTTGCTGAATTTGTCCCATTAAAGAAATATGTCAATAAGTCAGTGTAATCGTTGAACGCTGCTGTCATCGTGAAGTTGTATTCTCGATTTTCAGCAACTACTCCTGTCATGAATCTGGACCCTATCCCATAAACTGCTTTCGCGCTATTTCCAATACTCAACTCGAAACTCTGAACCGCTGCGATTTTTGTTCCGTCTGGCATCTCGATGCTCCCATGTGCGAAAGTGAATATCGGTTCTATCTCTGCGTTGTTTGCAACGAATGTTGTGTTGACTGTTTCGTATCGGTACATTGTTTCTAATGTGAATTTTAATGCTTCGTTTACCGCCGCTGTCAAAGTACAATTATTAATAACGTTTCCAATAAGGACAGATGTGAAGTCTGTTGTTCCCAACTCCATGCTTGAACTGATAGTAAAACTTGGTAGAATATCCGCTTCTGTGTACGTGTGGGTATATGCTTCGCTTGTTCCTCCGTCGGAATTTGCTCCCATAACTCCCAATAGCCAATAAGCATTTGCGACCATCCCTGTGATGCTTGCCTCTCCTCCGTATTGTTTGTTGATTGTTGCAGTTGCGTTTCGTGCTCCAATTCCATAGACTCTTTCTGCGTTGTTTGTCCTGGTTATCGTTACTTCAATCCCTTGACCAAACGGCATATAAGTCTCGTCGCTAGCTGTGTGCGATGCGGCCGCTACGCCCCACCCATCCATATCTTCGAATGCGAATAAAGCAGTTGAATTTCCTCCTCCAATATAATTGTTAACCATGTTAGTTTTTTTTACCTCCCGTGTTATTTAATTTTAGTTTGATTCCTAATCCTCGTTTCCCAATGTTTTCATCTAGTAAAATATGACAGGGTTTACAATAAGTTATTCCATTTCCTATATCCCATAATTCCTTACATTTTCTTGCCTGTTCGGATGTAGTTATGTTAAATAGTTTTAATAGTTTTGAAAATGCGATTATATGGTGTGCTTCCAAATATCCTTTTTTTCCACAATGTTGACAATGATAATTATCACGTTTGAAAACATCTGCTCTCCATTCTAAATATTCTCTCATCATCATAATTCTTCCCCTTAATTCTCTCTTAAATCCAGTAAATTTTTTATCTCCAGTCTGTTCTAAACTTTTATTTATTCTAGATTCCATGCTCCAAGTATGACATTCCTTATGATAATTTGCATGACCTTCTTGGAATCCTGATTTCTTATTATAATTTCCAGTTTTAACTTTGTAACCTTTCTTTCCCTTGTTCCATGGGATGCATCCCTTTTTGAATTGTGTTTCTGGATTTGCACTCTGTCCTTTCTCAAATTGTGCCATATTAAGAAGACATCTCCTGCTTTTTTAAAATTTTCTTCTTTGGATTTAGTTTTCTCATTTGAGTTTTCTTCTTCTGCGCGGTTAGTTCGTCGTCGATGATTTCTTTTTCTGAATTATTTTTGTCATCTTGGGCGGGTTCCATTAGTTCTTCAGCCTGAGCCATTGTTAACTTCCCTTTCGCGACATCCGTCATTAAACGCTTTTTAGCTTTATTCAACATTGAACATCCCCATGATGTCGATATTTTTTTGCATAATCTCATCTTTTTTGTCTTGGGATTTAATTGTTGGTCCGATAAATGTTGGCTTAACAAATTTTAAATAATAAAAGTTTTTTGCGTTAGAAACGTAGAGTTCTTTGATTGCTTGGATGTAGGTGTCTAGGTCGTCTGAGTTGTCTGCGTATACAACGATCGTAATTGCTACGTTTGATATAAAGCTGTCTCCGCCTATCCCTAGCGCATCGGTTGCAACGTTTATCACATCTACTGCGATTCGTGGGTATGAGTTTATTGTTAAATCGTTTCTTGGAAAGTCTGGGTATATTTTGTCTCCGCCATAATCATAAGTCACGACGTATGCCCCTGTTTGGTCTGCTTCGAATGTAATTAAACAACCGGCCGCATTCTTATAATCTGCATTCCAATCGGTCCCGAGATATTTTGAGGTTCCTCCAACCGTAATGCTTCGAATGTTCTTAACCGTTGATAGTGCAATTGTGATTGTGTCCTCTGCTGCCAATGTATCCTCTTGAGTATCGGTTGTCACGCCCCTCTCACTGATAGTAAATACATTATTATTTCTTAGAAAGTCTACCTGCTCTGATTTGATTTTTGGTATGTCCATTTGTTTCCTCTTGGAATGTTATGCCGCTTGGCTTAGTATTCTTAACTCTAGCATGTTTTTAAATCTTGTTTTCTAATTCGCGAATTGTTTTGTTATCTCTTCTTGGATAATTCCTGCTAGTTTGTTTCGAATCGTGTTTCTTATGAATGGGTTTGGTCTTGTTCCTGGATGTTTAACAACCTTAGCGAACACCTTGCCATTTCCTACTTTGAATTTGAGTGCCTTCTTGTCTTTTGGCTTGATTATATGTGGTGGCGTGTTATGTGTGAATATACCGTTAGCAAAGAACGTATCTTCTCCTTCTAATGTTAAATTATAAATTGTTGATTTATTCATCAAAATAGTTTCAATATCAATTATTTCTTCTGTTATAAATTCTTCGAATTGTTTCTTTGTGTTTTTTCCATATCCATATTTTTTATGAAATTCTTTATGATGTTTTTCACATAAGGCAACTCCATTCTTAACATCATATCTTTCTTTTGGAAATTTATCAAATCCATTAAGATGATGGGATTCTATTTTTTTAATCCCACAAATAACACAAAATTTATCACGTTTTTTTACTGCTCTAACCCAAACTTTTTCTTCCTTATTTTTTCTTGGATTTGTTATTCCTCCATTCCAATTGTGATTTTTTTTCCCAGTCTGAGATAATCCTTGCTTTGTTCTTGTTTCTTTAGATAACTTCCAATGCTTTCCTTTAGAATAATCATGTCTAGAATATTTATGATAGCATTCCTGTGAACAAAATTTGGCAGTATCTTTTCTTGATGGGCTAACAAAAAACTTTTTCCCGCATTTACATTCTATTTTTATTTCTGTTATAATACCCTTATTCCAAGGTGTTCCCCCAGCCCTTACCATATTTTTTTTATCCTATCTCTGACTTTTAATTTATGAGCTTTCTTCCATCCTTTACTTGTCCAGATGGGATGGTCCTCTGTGATTTCTAATTTCTTATTTTTGGTTTTCATAATAATCTTTTTTATTGGATACCCAATCTCCATTTTTTCTTTTTGGATTAATTTTTTGTATTCTTTTCCAGTCCATATTAATTCCCCTATTTTCAAATCTTTTAATTTTTTGTTTCCTTTCTTAGTTTTAATAGGAATAGTGTCTTTAAAAAAGCATCCAAACTCCACATAAAAAGCATAATCGACTATTGAGATTGTTAGTGTCATCCCGTCTGATGTGACCCTGATTGAATTTCTTAATCTCCCAGTATCTACTGGAGCTGCTATAATTAGTTCGTTCTGAATCCTTATTGCTATTCGTGGGATTGCTCTCCAAATCGCTTCTTCAATCTCATTCATCTTCTACATAAAAAAGCATTGCAAGTTTAAAACTTCCGGTCCCTGCAAAATCTCTCACACTTACTGTGTCGACTCGGTACACTCTGGAATCATGTGTTATCTTATCGTATTTATTTAGCGTTGTGTCCGGGCCGATGAATGCCATTGCATCGTATGATTTGTTTAAACCTGATTTGTCGAGGTCATATTTTGCTTTGTATGGGCTGATCACTATGTTGATATCCTCATCAGTTCCGTCAGTATAACTTTTATTTCCCGAGTAGTCTGGCGCCATTGTCACCGGTGTTCGAGTTGCTACAACCCCAAAATCAGAAAGGGGCCCAAGGTTGAAATCTCCACTTACTCCCACAGTTGCTTTCTCGTAATAATTAACTACAACCGTCATATCATCCCAGAGTCCGTTTAAGAATGTTATTTCTGTTGAAGCTGATAAGTGACTGACTGTGTATTCTAAATCTAATCCTAAAGGCAATCCACTCGCATAAACTAAAAATCCACTTTGTTGTGTTGTTCCTGTATTTGACAGAATTAGGACTCTATTCGAATCTCCTGAAGCTCCACTTGTGTCTGCTCCTGTTCCGTTGAATGTTTTTATTGTTGCCATTTTATTTTAATGTTTTTGTTTTTTATATATCTAATTGTATAATTAAAAAACAGTTTTCCAGGAATCTCCAACATTTATTTTAACTGATTCTACTGCTTTCCAAGTATCAGCAATATTGATTTTCATACTATCTACATCTTTGAATGTATCTCCGATATTGATTTTCATGTTTGTGCCTGTTGCTGCCGAGAAAGGATAAGCCCATCCTGCCCCAGAGTTCCATAATGCCGTTACGTCGTCGCTGTCTAAGGCTTTTGAAAAAACAAAAGCTTCATCCAAATATCCCTTATACCATCCTATCCTTTCATATCCAAATTTTAATTTAGCCGTCGAAGTAGCTAGTCCACTCAAAGCTGCGCTAGAAGTATTATCTACTTCCGTCCCATCAACATATAAATAAAGTGTAGAAGTTGAGCCCGAATAAGACATAATAATTAAGTGCCACTCCCCATCATTTAAATCAACATCGTCGGAAATAGAAATAGCCGTGCTCCCGTCACCCATTTGACAGTGGGCAAAATTTCCGGCCAAATTAAAAAAGCCGTATCGGTCGTTTAAGTTACGTTTCATAATTACCTCTACTGTCCCAACATCCCCATTAAATTTTGTCCAATATCCTATACTAAAATTATCATTCTCATCAAAATTAATGCTAGCGTCATCATCCACTTGTACAATATCGTTTGCTCCATCAAAATAATATCCCGTGTTTATTATTCCGTCGCTGTTTTGTGTTGTAGAAGTAACTACCCCATCATTAGACCCCTCTGCGTCAATCATGTCTCCCGAAGACTCGTCCATCTTCCAATAAGCAACACATGAGTCTATTAATGCCATTATGCCGTGTATTTCACAAACAAACTTCCAATCGTTGTAGTGTTTGCTGTTGGTGGACTTCCCGTCCCGTAACAAACATTAACTACTTGGTCGGTTGCTGCTGTCCCGTGGTCTGCTGCAGTTAATGCTCCAGTCAATGTTGCTGCGCTTAATGCACTAACAACATTTGTCGCGTCTGTCACATCCGCACTTTCTTCGATTGTTCCTAGTTTAGTTGATGCTGTTGAATTATAAGAAATTTTGTTAGTGTTAGCAACAATCTCATCCCACTTGTCTGCCCCTAATAGTCCTGCATTTGTAGTATCTGCTTCAACTAGAGTTGCGTTTGTTCCATCAGAAGAATTAACATCCATCGTAGTGGCTGTCTTTGTTCCTACACTTAGGTTTGTTGAAACATTATGATTCACATCTGTATCTTTAGCATTATTAACAACATGTTCATCATACATAGTAGTTGTCATAACCCCAGCGTTCGTCGCATTAGCAGCGGCAATAGTATCATTTGTTCCATCACTTGATTGAATATCTACATTTGTTGGAGCTTCGACTACTGTAATATTTGTTGTTACATTATGGTCTACGTCCGTTTCCTTTGCTGTGTTTAGTCCGATTGCTGTTTCGAGTTGAGCGTGAGTTTGAGTTCCAATATTACTTAAAGCTGTGTGGTCTGTTGTGTCCCCTGTGTCTGTATAATTAGCAGCGTTGATATTAGTTGCACCCAAATCGGTTGTCCAATCAAGATGTTCGTTAGCAGTAACTCCAGTTAAACTATCGTGAGTAAAATCTGAAGAAGTATAGGTTGTGTTAGTATAATTTCCAGAATGGATATTTGTTGCTCCTCTGTCTGTGGTCCAGTCTAGATGCTCATTAACAACAAAATCAGAAAATCCATCATGGAAAGCTCCACCACTATAAGCTATATCTCCATCTGTTACTGCTGTATTAAATTGTGATTTGGTTCCAGTAATCCCTACAATGCTTGTTTGGTCTCCAGAATTTGTATTTGTAGTATTTCCGATTACCGTTACTTGAGCGTCTGTTACATAATTTGAATCTGCATCTACACCTATATCTCCAGTCGTTAAAACTACTGTTCCTGTTTCTCCATTAACACTCAAGACACTATCTGTTGGAGTTTGTAATTCTGTAAAGTCTGCCATAGTTCCTGCGCTTCCGCCATTGTGCATATACGATTTATTCTCATCTGTTCGAATAACCACATCACCTTCTTCTGTTGTTAATGCTAACATTGCCACTTCACTTACTGCAGTTTGTACCGAAGTCAATGCTACTGGTGGTAATACTGCACTTGAAATGGTTCCACTAGAAATATTTGAAGCATTTGTACAGTCAACATTCGGAACATTTCCAAGACTCACATCTGTTTTGTCTACTGAATGTGGGTTGTTTGTTAATCCCCTATGAGTTGTATTAAAATCGATCGCTGTTGTGTTTGTTCCTATTCCGCTTATATCTTGATCTCCTGAATTTGTTCCGCTTGTATTTCCTAGAAGTGTTATATCATCATCAGTAACATAATTTTGGTCGCCTGTCAAAGCTGGTGCGAATCCTGTGTGTCCTGCACTTGCATAGTCTAATTGTGAAAAAGAGGCATGGGCTGTTGTGTCTCCGGTATTCGTATAATTACCTGCATTGATGTTAGTTGCCCCCTGGTCTGCTGTCCAGTCTAAAACTTGGTTTGCTGCGTATGTTGTATCAGTATAATTTCCGGAATGGATGTTTTTCGCTCCCTGGTCTGCTGTCCAATCTAAATGGTCGTTTACTGGAATACTTGCCAAACTATCATGCGCGAAATCTCCGGCTGTGTAGGTTGTGTTTGTATCAGTGTAGTTTGCCGCATT